AGAAGCACCATTCGTAAATTCTAAAGGTGTACCAGCTAACGCAAGATAGGAGAAATTATGCAATTATCAAAACATTTTAAATTAGAAGAATTTGAAAAGTCCATGACCGCAGTTCGTAAAGGAATTGAGAATAAAGCTGGAAGTGGAGAAATAAAAAACTTAACCGATTTATGCTATACAGTATTAGAACCTGTAAGAGCAAAGTTTGACAAGCCAATTATTATTACTTCAGGTTATCGAAGCCCTGAATTAAATCGTGCTATTGGCTCAAAATCTGACACATCACAACATTGTAAAGGACAAGCAGTTGATTTTGAAATAGCTGGAGTATCTAATCTTCAAGTAGCAGTATGGATTGAAGCTAATTGCGACTTCGACCAACTAATTTTAGAATATTGGACAGGAGAAGCTAATAGTGGTTGGATTCATTGTTCTTATGCAGAGGGTAGTAATAGAAAACAAGTTTTAAGATTTGATGGAAAGAAATATGAAAATGGATTACCTGATATGAAATGGTCTGGCGGTAAGGTTGTTAATTAATGAATATGTTTTTTAGAGGACTAGAAGTTTTCTATCATTTATTTAAACAGGAGAAAAAAATGCCAAAAGGAATTGGATATAAAAGTAAAAAGAAACTTCCAAAAAAATCTGGTAAGTCAGGTAAAGGAAAATCTTATACTTACAAAAAAAAGAAGATGTAATCCCACTAATATTGCATTAACACAACTTATAACATATAAAGAACATTATATGTACAAAGCAATTTTATGTATTTCTGATCTTCATATTCCATACCATCATCCACAAGCATTTGACTTTTTAAAAGCTTTAAAAAAAAAATTAAATCCTGATCTCATTATAAATGGTGGAGATGAATTAGATAAACACGCATTATCATTTCACGATAGCGACCCTGATCTTCCTAGTGCTGGAGATGAATTAAGAATAAGTAAAAAATATATTTGGGAACTTAAAAAGATATTTCCTAAAATGATATTATTACACTCTAATCACTCATCATTAATTTATAGACGAGCATTAAAACATGGTATGCCTAAAGCTTATTTAAGATCATATAATGAATTTTTAGAAGTAGATAATAATTGGAAATGGGTTGAAGATTTAAACATTAAATTAAGCGATGGTTCTGAATGTTACTTTACTCATGGAATGTCAGCAGATGGTTTAAAACTTGCCATGCAATATGGTAAAAATGTATGTCAGTTCCATTTCCACTCAAAGTTTAATATCCAATACTTTAGCAATCCTGATAATCTAGTTTGGTCTTTACAATGTGGATGCTTAACAAAACAAAGTTCTTTAGCTTTTGGTTATTCAAAAAATTTTAGATTAAGATTTGTTATAGGAACAGGTGCAATAATTGATGGACAGCCAATTCTCTATCCAATGGTGCTAGATAAGAATGGTAAGTGGATTGGTAAAATAGTATGACAAAGTGCAAAAATTGTGGATGTAAAACGAGCATAGAGGGGTCTAATTCAGCGATTACAAGACAAGTTGGGGGTAAGCATTATAAAGGAAAAATTCAACCAATAGAATTGATTGTAGAACATAATTTAGATTTCATAGATGGAAATATTGTAAAATATGCTATAAGAAAAAAGAATGGCGAAAGCGATAAAGAAAGATACGATAAAATTATACATTATTGCGAATTAGCAAAGGAGTTAAAATGTGGTTAAGCTTATTAAAAAATCCATTAACTAAAATGGTTGTCAACAAAGCTGTTGACCATTTTAAACATAAAGCTGAAAAAGTTAAAACAATAAGACAGGCAGAAATAGAAGCTTGTAAAGAAGTTGATGTTGCTAGAATAAAAAGTCAAGACAAAAGCTGGAAAGATGAAATTTTACTTATTTGGCTTATAGGAATGTTAAGCACAGGTTGGTTTGAAAGTACAAGAGATAGATTTGAAGAATGGGTTAGGATTATAAATGAATTACCTGACTCTGTATGGTATCTTGTAATTATCGTCTTTACTGCAACATTTAGTACAAAAATGACAGATAAGGTCTTGAATAGAAATAAGAAAAAATAATGAGTATTTATGGATATAGATGCAGTAATCATAGAAGCAGAATTTCAGCTAGAAAGCCCTTATTATCCTAATGGTCATTTTGTATGTTTAAGATTTATTGATACAGAACCATCTCATCCAAAGCTTAATCAAATGATAAAAGATTTTGAACAGTATTCGGATATATTGCTTGTTTCCTATAAGTATGATTCAAAAAAAATTACAGAAGATACTAATTTAGAACATCTTAATATCACTTGGCATTAAGCCACAAAGCTTTTTACACAACATATAGTTATTCTCCTTTTTAATTTATACCTTGTGGCTTAAAGGCGACCCATACCCTCTCGGTTATGGGTCTATCTTTAGGGGAGCTATAGATTCCCAAAGAATTTTATCCATCTTGTTTCCCAGCAAGAGTTAAATCTCTTTTTACTTCTGTTTGTCTAACAGATAAGTAACGATCTAAATTATTATAATTCAGTTTAGCTTTTATTAATTGGCCCTCTGCATGGGCATAGCTTTTAATAATATCTTGATATTCTTGATCGGTTCTAGCTTTGTGTTCAGCTTCAGCGATTGATTTACATACAAGTTTATGTTTTGCAAAGCATTTAGAAAAGGTAGCTTTGCGACCCTCATCAAGCAAAATTACTTTCTCTGCCCACTCACTCCATTTATTAGATGCTTCTGTCATTTTTTTATATGCTTCTTTACTATTTAGGTTCATTGTTTCCATTATTTCTCCTTGTTATTTGTTTTAAAAGTATATTTTAAAATAGATGTTTTTGGGTCAAAATCATATCTACAAGATGCTAAAAATAATCCAATTAAAATAATTAAAACCACAAGTGCTATCTTTGTATATTTTCTATGTATTGGATAGCCAAAAAATATCATGGGTAATTTAATAAATCCTTTGCATCATTTTTTAATCTTCTTATTTTTTGTTCATACTTTTTGATTTTTTCTATCATAAGCTTATCAGCTTCTTTTTTAACATCTTCTACTACCTGAACATTGGTTAACTTTAAATCATCTATTTCTTTTCTTAATTGACCATTAAGTTTTCTGTGATCTTCATTTACACTTTTATAAGTTGTTATTTCTGCTTCTTTGGAATCTATTATATTTTTAAGACTTGTGATTTCTTTTTTAAGTGTTTCAATTATATCTTCTATTTTTTCTTCCATACAAAATTTTTTAATGTGCTGGGCTTCCGAGAGATAGAAGCCCAACACTAACCTAAAAGTATGTTATGAAAATATTATACTTAAACTGCTTACGCATTAATAACTCTCTAACATATAATTTTTAAATTTCATAACTATTATCCTTGTATCTGATTTGCTCCTGATTCGGAATAGTTAATATTTTATCGTTTTAGTTGTATCTAATGTTAAATAAGCTAGGTTTTAAGCCATTATTTTTAGGGTTGTAATTCAACCGAAAGTATGAACATAATAGGACATTATGTTAAATATAAAAAAAACAATTAACCTAAAGGAGAGAGCATAATGTATAAAGACAACATACCCTCAGGCTACCACATCTCAGTAGGTGCTGAGGGTGTTTTTTATATTTTAAATGATGGCGAAACTTATATTTCAAAATTATCAACTGATTTGAAAGAAGCAAAAGCAAAAGCAAAAAATTATGTTGGCTCTGATGTTCCTGTTAATATTTGGTATAGAGATTCTTGGAAAACAGGATGGACAATACCACAATATCACGAACAACATATTCTTGACCATAAAGATCATTTATGGAATTTAGAACTTGAAGCTAAAAAAGCTAGATACGCAAAATATTCTCATGTCGGAACTATTGGAGAAAAATTAAATTTAGAATTAACTATTACAGACATATATTCTTTTAGTGGAGAATATGGATTATGTTTTGTTCACAGATTTAAAGATAATAATAATAATCAATTAATTTATTTTGGTAATTCAAAAGATTTAGTTGAATATAGAGGAGATGCAAAATTCCAAATCGGAAACAAAATTACTGTTGAAGCTACAATAAAAAATCACATTCAAGATAAAACAGATTTTTTAATGCCTTTAACTGTAATAACAAGACCTAAAATAAACAAACCTAAAAAGGAGAGAGCAAATGGATAACCAACAAATAAGTGATCTACATTTAGCACAAGGAGAAGCTTGTGCTAAAGCTTACCCATCAAACAAAGCAAAAGGTTTGATTGATGAAAATGATTTAGTAAATTTTAATGGAGAGAAAGTTCCATACTATTTATTGAATCCTGAACTAACAGCTTTTAACGAGCCAAGAAGTAAAGCACCAAAAGATAGTGATGAGTGGTGGTTTGGCTTTTTAAAAAAACATAATATGATTGATTATGGAGATAAACCTAAAACAAATATCTTTGACAGCATTGTTGAATTTATTGTTAATAAGGAGAGAGAGTATAAATCTGAAGTAATCAATTATGTTAAATCAAAAGACCAAATGGTCAAAACCAATGCTATTTCAAATCAGATAAAAAAGATGATTGATAATGGAATTTTAGAATCTGTTTCTCAATCAGGACAATCTGTTTTATCTAAAGGCAGATATTGGAATACGCATATTAACCTAAAAGGAGTAAATAATGCCTAAAGAAAATATAATAAAAGATCAACTTATGAATCAAGCATTACAGCAATTAGCAGTAATGAGTATGGGTAAGTCTGATTATTTTAACTTTTTAAATAAAATAATAGATCAAGGAATTGCAAAAGAACTTGATAGATTAAAAGATGATGAAAAGTTAGAAGTTAAAATTAATAAGATTATGGTCAACGATCAACCACATCTTAAAATTGATTTTAATAGAGTTAAAAAGGAGATTAAATAATGAAATACTTAGTTAATTTCAAAATAAAAGAACAAGGTTGGAGTGAGATAGTAGATGTTCTGTCAAACAAAGACTCTCAGGATGATAAATTAGTTGCAAGAGAAAAAGCGGCTGAAATGTTAAAAAATAGAATATTAAACGATGGAGTTTTTAGTTTAATAGATAAATCTAACACTAATGTTATTCCAATGGAATTGGAAAAGCTGGAAAAGGAGAGCAAATAATGTCTAAATCTAAAGGATTAATTTTCACAATTAACACTAGAAATAAGTCATATAATTTGCTAGAAGAAGTGTATAAAGATTTTGGGGTGGTGTTCCATCCCAAAACTACTGTTGATTCAGTAGCAAACTTTGTAAAGGAGAAGAAGCAAGATGCAAAAGCAACTTCCGAAACTTCAGGCAAAGTACGACAAGACAATAGTGAGAGAACAGGACTTGTTGGAAAAGCTGAAAAAGTTAAGGAACAACAAAAAAGCTTTAGCATGGAAGATACACAACGCAAAATATCATCCATCTTTAGCATTTTAAAGAGAGAGAAATAACAGTTATGAAAAAAATGTACTTAATGACGATACTCGTCTGCACTCTATTAAATGGGTGTGCCTATAATCCTGTGATTGATACTGCTGGAAAATCAGGAACTTTCAATACAGACCAAGCCAAAGAAATAACAAATGATTTGCAACATTGTAAAACACTTGCAGATCAGAATAGCACTTTTTGGGGTGGAATAGTTTTTTGGATTGAAAGCCCAACTGCTGATACTCAACATGAATCTATTTATAGAAAATGTTTAGTGAATCGAGGTCATAGTGTCCTTAATTAAAGATAAAAATGATTTGCAAAAAATTATTGCTGTAAAAAGCAAAGAACCTATTAATAAATTTTTAAGTTATTTAATTTTAGGCAAATTAAATGAGGGATGCTCTAAATATAAATGTTTTATTCAAAAAACTCATAAGGATATTTTTGAAGATATTTATAAAGATTATAAAGATGATAAAGATTTTCTTAAATTTATGGTTGGCTGGAGATCTAATTATGATGAGTTAAAATTATTAATTAGGATAGAGTTATACAAACATTTAGACTTTCAGTATGTAAAAGAAAACAAAAGTCATAATAAAATAATCACATATACTTTAACAAAAAAAGGACAAAACTTTTTACAATCAACTTTGAGTAATTGGTTTTATTTTGAAAGTGGAAGATGTGAGATTGAGAGTGTCATATATGCAAACTAGAGAATGTGGGGATTGCAATATGTGTTGTAAGCTTTACAGCATATGTGAGCCTAAAGACTTTAAAAAAGGTTATGAATGGTGCAAACATTGTGATGTAGGAGTTGGATGTAAAATTTATGAGTCAAGACCAAATCAATGTAAGGACTTTCAATGTGGATGGTCTTTAGGATTAGTTCCTGAAGAATGGAAACCAAACAAAGTAGGTTTTGTAGTAACAGTAGAAAAAGAAGAATCTTATGTTCATAAAGTTTTTACTGTTTTTACAGATACTTATAAAGTTCACAATTTACACAAACATCTTAGTAAATATAACTTTACTGATACAGATGGTTATGAGTGGCATTATGTAATTAGATACAATTCAAATGAAAAAGATATGGCTGTCTTTGATAGACATAGATTTGGAAATCAAGTTAAATTTTGTAAAAGAGGAGAACTTTAATGCCTAAACTAATACCTAAAGCAAAGAAACTAATTTTTATGTGTGCAAAATGTTTCAATACCAAAGTTGATAAGTTGGCATGGTTTTTTGGAAATTCACTACTATGGAATGAGTCGTTACTCTGTCGGACTTGTTTTAGTGAATCGTTTAATAAATTGACAGAGAAACAAAGAAAGGAATGGGCTTTTTATGCTAATAAAAAACCAAGATAAGATTGCAGAAATAAGTTATCTGATTCCACCATGTTTAAATATGTTTGGTGTATCAGAAGATCAAAACGACAAAGTTTTGAAAAAGATTTATGGATTGCAATTAAAGAAGATGCGATTAATGCGTGGCCTAACTCAGACAAAAGTTGCCAAAGCAATCAAGGTAACCTTTCAGCAAATACAAAAATATGAAAAAGGAGTAAATGCTGTAAGTGTAATTAATGAACTTAAATTTTGTGAGTTCTTTGATTGTGATAGAGGTTACTTTGTTCAACCAATTACTGAGAATGGTTACAAGTTCTTAAACAAAAAGAGAGAGAGGAATGGAAATGATAGTCAAGAGTAAAGATAAACATGGCAATCAAATAGAGTTTAATCCTAAAGGTAGAGGAGCAAGATATACTGTAAATGGATTAAGAAAAAAAGGTGTTACTACAATCATAGGCGAGAGATTTGGAAAAGGTGCTTTGATGTGGTGGGCTGAAAATTGTGTTTATGAAGCATTAGGACAAATGCTAAAACACAATAAGAAACCTGTTGATGAAATCCAACAGAATATGGATGATCTTAAATACAGGGTTAAATCAATAAAAGAAAATGCTATGCACATTGGAACTAATATGCACTCTTTAGCTGAAGATTATATTTTAGGTAAAGAAGTTATTACTCCAACCACAGAACCACTTAAAACTATGTTTAGTAAATTTAAGAAGTTTTGGGATAAGAAAAAAATTAAGGTAATTGAAACAGAGAAAACATATTATTCAAAAGAGTTGGATGTGTGTGGAACTTTAGATTGCCTTGTTAAGTATAAAGGTAAGATTGGAATATTAGATTTTAAAACATCTAAGGATTTTTACCCTGATATGCCAATACAAATCCATACTTATAAAAAATTAGTGGAAGATTCTACTGATTTAAAAATAGAATTTTTGGCAGTTATTAATATTCCAAAAGAGCCTGTCAAAGATGTTAATATGAGGATATTTCAGATTAAGCCTAAATACCTAAAAGGTTTTAAAGCTTGTAAATATCTTAATAGCCTAGAAGAAGATTTCAAGGCTAGAAACTTGGAATACAACAAAGAGAGGAGCAATTAATGTACCAACAACAGAAACAACCTTTTTGTGCTTTAACTTTATATTTGAATCCTACAGGAAATAAATCTCCTAAGTTTGAATACAAAGCTGATGCCAAAAGTTTATTTACTTGTAGCTTAACTAAGAAAAAATATAAGCTATCACAAATAAATGAATGGTATTTAACAGAGGGAGTTCAAAACTTTGTTAAACAAGGTTATACAGGTAAGTGGATGGCTAAAACGCAACAAATTGAAAATCCTAAACCATACGACAAAGGAGATTTTCAAATGGTTTTGAGTTTTATTATGATTAAGCCATATAAACCTCAACCAAATGTAGATGGTTTAAAACCTGTGAGTCAAAGCATCCCACAGGTTCAGCCACAACAGGTTGAGGTTGCTAGAAAGCAACCTGATGATTCTTTTGATGATGACTTACCACCATTTTAATAAACTAAAAGAAAAGCTAAGTATGTGGTCGCTATATAACAGAGAATATATAGTCGGCTTCATACTTGGCTTTGTAATAGGAGCAATATTGTTATGAAAACTTTAAAATTGACAGACAAACAACTTGAGCAACTAAGTATGTGTTTTCACATGGGTTACGAGCAAACTTATGAAGTAGATGATGATAATTTAGATAATGGATTTGTTAAGGAAAAAGACATTAAAAGAAAACATAAAATAATGGATAATGTTTTAAGAAAAATATCAAAGGCAGAAAGAAAATGAAACAATTAGAACTAGACTATCAAGCTTATAATTATACAGATACAAGTAAATCAGCTTGGTCTAATAAAAAAGATAAACTGACAAAAAGAGAACAAGTTTATGAGTATGTTAAGACTCAAGCTTCAACAAATTACGAAATATCTGATGAGTTGGAAATGCCATTAAGTTCTGTAACTGCAAGATGTAGAGAATTACAGATTTTAAACTTGGTAGAAGATAGTGGTATTAGACGAGAAACACCTTATGGTAAAACTGCGATAGTATGGCAAAAAAAAAAGTAGCAACTAAAAAAGAAAAAGAATGGATGCGTAAAGTATCTGAATTAGATTGTTATTGTTGCGGTTCTCCAGCAGAGGTACATCACATCAGAAAGCACACAGGAATGGGCCTAAGACCCTCACATTTTGACACAATTCCATTATGTAGC